TTTTTCTGTTTCAAAAAGAAACAAAAACAGCTAAAAATGTTCCACGTGGAACATTACAGAATGGAGGAGGAACAATTCAATGAAGTTAAAAGTAGATTACATTCCTATTGAACAGCTAAAAGCATACGAAAAGAATGCAAAGATTCACACACCTGAACAGATTGAACAAATTAAAAATTCAATTCAAGAGTTTGGCATGAATGACCCTATTGGCATCTGGGGAGAAGACAATCTGATTGTTGAAGGCCATGGACGGCTACAGGCTTGCAAGGAATTAGGCATGAAAGAAGTTCCAGTTATTCGTTTAGATGATCTTACAGACGAACAGAGAAGAGCATATACGCTTGTCCACAACCAAACCACAATGAATACGGGTTTTAACATGGATATTCTTACCGAAGAGTTAGACAACATTGACATTGATATGTCAGAACTTGAATTTCCAGATAACGAGGAAGTAAACCTTGATGATTTCTTCACCGAAGCGGAAGAGTCAAAGAAAGAAGAGAAAGAAACAGATACTATCACATGCCCTTACTGTCACAAGCAGTTCATCAAGGAGTAGGGGCATGAAGATATTCATGGCTGGTACGTATGCGCACAAATATGTTGTAGAAGAACACAAAAATGATTATATCCTAGAAAGCTTTTACTCAATAAAAGAGTGGCAGATTCCGTATATTAAGGAATGGAAAATGTTCTTGCTTGATAGTGGGGCGTTTACGTTCATGAACAGTAACAAAGGAAAAATAAATTTCAATCAGTATCTAAAGGATTACATAAACTTCATAAACAAGTATGATATAAAGTATTTCTTTGAACTTGATATAGACAGTATCGTAGGGTATGAAAAAGTAAAAGAAATGCGGGCAGTGCTTGAAAAAGGAACTGGAAAAAAGTGTATTCCAGTTTGGCACAAATCAAGAGGACTTGAGGAATGGCACAAGTTAACTAAAGAATATGATTATGTTGCGATCGGTGGAATTGTGACTAAAGAAATAAAATGCAAGGAGTACAAATATTTTAGCCCAATGCTAAGTATAGCAAAAGAAAATGGATGCAAAGTTCATGGGCTTGGATTTACAAATCTGAAAGCATTAAAAAGATACCATTTTTATTTGGTGGATAGTACATCATGGTTAAGCGGTTCAAAATTTGGAACATTATACATGTTTCAAGACGGCACATTGAAAAGTATAAGACATAAGGGCCAAAGGATAAGGAACTACATAGAAGGCAATCATCACAACATTGAAGAATGGTTAAAGTTTCAAAAGTACGCAGAAAAATTCTTATAAGGAGGAAGTATGAAAGCATTAGTATTATCAAGTGGTGGAGTTGACTCAACTACATGTGTATCAATCGCAGTTGATAAACTCGGAAAAGAAAACGTAGCAACGGTATCTATCTATTATGGACAGAAGCATAAAAAGGAAATTGAGTGTGCAAGAAAAGTTGCTGACTACTATGGATTGAAACATTATGAATTTGACTTATCAAGTATCATGCAGTATTCAAACTGCTCACTATTGGAACAGTCTACAAAAGAAATAAAGCATGAATCATATGCCGAGCAAATTGCCAAAAACGGAGAAGGAAAGGTTGAAACCTACGTTCCTTTCAGAAATGGGCTTATTCTTAGCACGGTTGCAAGTCTAGCTCAATCACTATATGAAGATGAAGAATGTGAAATATATCTAGGAGCACATGCGGATGACTCAGCTGGAAATGCTTATGCAGATTGTAGCAAAGAGTTTACCGAAACGATGGGTAAAGCTATCAATATTGGGACTTATGGACTTGTTCATGTCGTCGCTCCATTGGTTGAGCTAAACAAAGCGGGCGTAGTAAAATTGGGTCTTGAATTAGGAACTCCTTATGATCTTACATGGTCATGTTATGAAGGCGGAGAAAAACAGTGTGGAAAATGCGGAACTTGCATTGATAGAAAGAAAGCGTTTGAAGCAAACGGGGTAAAAGACCCAGTTGAATACGAAGAATAAGGAGGCAAAGAAAATGTATTACGTAAGTAAGCGAATGGAAATTGCAGGGGCTCATAATCTTAAATTAGACTATGAAAGCAAATGCTCAAATATTCACGGTCATAACTGGATTATCACAGTATATCTAAAAAGCAAAGAACTAGACCACAATGGAATGATTATGGACTTCACTCAAATTAAAAAAAGAATTCACAATAAGCTAGACCACCAATATATCAACAACGTCATTGGAGAAATAAATCCTACTGCAGAAAATATGGCTAAATGGATTCACGATGAAATTGGTGATAAGTGCTACAAGGTATCTGTCCAAGAAAGCGAGGGGAACATTGCTGTTTATGAAGATGAAAGTAAATGAGATCTTTTCTAGCATTGACGGTGAGGGGATTACAACTGGTGCCCTTGCAACATTTATAAGATTGACAGGTTGTAACTTGAGATGTTCGTATTGTGACACCGCATACGCTTTTAACGAAGGAAACGAAATGGATATTGATGATATTATCAAAAAGTGTCACGAATTAGGCAATAGGCGTATTACGTTAACTGGTGGTGAACCACTATTTCAAGAAAACTCAATGACACTTCTTAAAAAATTGATTGACGAAGGATTTCATGTAAATCTTGAGACAAATGGCTCTATTAGTGTACCGTCTGATATAGCACAAGGGCTTACAATTACGATGGATTGGAAGACACCAACAAGTATAATGCACGGGCATATGAAATATGAAAATTTATGTTGTCTCAGGGAAAGTGACTGTTTAAAGATTGTATGCTCAGAAATTGATTTTCCGTATGTGAAAAATCTGCTCATGACATACAGGCCAAAATGCTACGTATATCTATCACCAATATTCGGTAAGTGTGATGCAAGAAACTTAGTCAGCTTCCTTAAAGAACTACATAACGACGGTTTAGATACCGAGAAATATAGAGTACAGATACAGTTGCATAAAGTTATTTGGGACCCACAGAAAAGAGGAGTATGACATGAATAAATTTGATGAAGAAAAATGTGAGAAAGCTGTCCGACTTCTTGTTGAAAGTTTTGGAGAAGATGTAAACAGAGAAGGACTAGTTGAGACACCTAGAAGGGTTGTGAAATACTGGAAAGAACTTTTGGAGGGAAACAAATACACTAATGCGGAAATTGCGAACATGTATGATAAAAAATTTACAGTTCCATCTGACGCGTTGGTCGTCAAAGAAGTAAAAAATGTGTTCAGCCATTGTGAGCATCACTTGGCGTTGATGTATAACATGACAGTAACGGTTGCTTACGTTCCTAAAGAAGTTGAAGGTAGATACCAAGTTAATGGACTGAGCAAGATTCCTAGAATTGTGAATTTGTGTGCCAAAAGATTACAGCTACAGGAAAGACTAGCACAAGATATTTCTGAATGTCTTTCGATGGCGACAGGTAGCGAAAGTGTCTATGTTAATATCAAAGCAGACCATGCTTGTGTGAGTGCAAGAGGGGCTAAGAGTGACGGATTTACTGATGTAACCAATCTAACAGGTCTGTTTAGGACAAACAGTGATCTAAGAAAAGAAGTAGAAATGAAGGTGAAATAGATGACTAAACTATCATTAAATGAACAGGCACAAGAGATTATTCGTATTGCCGAAGAAAGTGGTGTCCAATCTAATTTTTTCTTCATTACGACATTCAAGCGTTATCAGGTACAGTTGAATATCTTAACAGAGCTTGAAAAGACGATAAAAGCAGAAGGCGCATTGGTAACAAAAGAATACGTCAAGAACAGGAAGAATTTGTATACAAATCCTGCAATAAGTGACTACAACAGGACAACAGACAGTGCAAACAAAACAGTTGCAACACTGATGCGTATTTTGCGTAACTTTGGCGTTGATGATGCAGGAGAACAGGATGCAGACCCGCTTATGAAGATCATTAATGGCGGTGACGATGATGGCAGTGACGAGCAGTAAGGCATACGAGTATTGCAAAAACTCTATCAGAAAGAAAACCACACCGAAGTACGTTAAATTACAAATGAAAGCATGGATGCGGATTGCTGAAGGAAAAGACAAGAAATATTTCGTATCCGAAAAGAAAGTTCAACAGATTGAGAACATCCTTAAGTTGTTGATTATGCCAAAAGGTCTCAAGGCCGGACAGTCTATGTATAAGTGCGCCACTGGTTATCAGTGGCTTATTTATATCGCAATGCTAGGCACGGTGTATCGGG